ATTGAATCTGACTCCGATTCCCCATGAACTTGACGACTCTCTCCCCCAGACCCTTGAAGTTTTTTGTTAAACTCTCCTGCGACTTCAAGTTCACATCTAAGCAATGATTAAACAAATCAACAGCAACATCCAACGGGAGTCTGACAACATCTTCGGTGTCTAAACCAGACATTTCAGTAAGAATTTCTGGAGCTTCAGTCAAAATCAAAGAAACAACTTCAATAATTTTAACTGAGTTTCCAGTTAAATTATTCAAGTCTATTTCTAAAGAAACAATCTTATCTATAATTCTAGTCACTTTTTTGACTACTGTGGATAACCCAGTAATCGAAAGAGGTGCTACTTCAAAAGTAGTTGAATTAATTGTAAAAGGTTCAGAAGGAAACAATACATCCCAATCAGATGCTTGTAGTTTAACGACTTTGTTCGCCACTAGTTTGTCTCCAAAGTAAATTTCACTACAGTATAAATGAAAAAACCACACTGCACAACAAGCGCAGTGTGGTTTCAATTATAAAATTTGCAGACCTACATAGGTCTGCAATCAAAGCTTACACCGCATCAGTCACGATCAGGTTCATGAACGGGCTGGTGGGATGGTACTGTACATCACGCAGAATGTCGCCTTGGAACTGCATCTTCGCCCAATCGTCGCCGATCAGCGCAGTATCACCATTCGGCTTAACCCGAACGCGCCAAGCGGTCAGTTCGTACTGACCACCTTCCGGGTTGTCGGAGGTGAAGCGCAGCTTCCCTTCCTGACCAATATTAGTCAGCGAAGTGATCACCGTGTACGTAGTAGCCGCGCAGCCATACAGAATAGTAATGCTGCCGGAAATAGTACTAGCGCCAGTGATCAGCAGCTGACCAGAGTTGGCATCAACTGTGAAGTCAATGTTCTGCGTGTAATACGTAGAACCAACAGTGGATTTCACTGTGACCGCACCAGGAACACCAACCACAGCAGAGGAGGTAGTCGCCGTAGCAGTAGAAGTGCCACCAGTGATGGTTTCACCACTAGCGAAAGTACCAGTCACTGTTTCCAGAATCAAGTACTTCTCAGTGATGGTGTCTACTTTCTGCACAATGACGCCAGTAGCAGCAGAAGTACCACCGGTCACAGTCTCAGCAACAGCAAAAGTGCCAGTAACCGCACCGTGATTCAACCGCTTGGCAGCAATACTCCGCGCACTCAGATCGTAAGTACGACCTTTGATGGGAGCAGCTACAACCAGACTCAGAGCATCGGAAGCGCTCTGATTAATGACCGACGAATCACCGAAAACCAGCAACTTCCAGTTCTCAGAGTCCAGTTCGTCAAGAGTGAACGAAATCTGGGGAGAGATCTCAGAAATGGTGGTCTTGTCCTTCGCTTTGAAACCACTCATACTAGAGAAATGGTCCAAGAACGACACGTTCATGTTCACGCTAACTTCAGGCGCATTGCCTAAATGACGTTCGCCAGCATACGCTTTGGCGATAGGATCCCAAGGATCCCAAAACAACGAACCACGACCTAAAACATAATTTTCAACATTAGGCGTACTCATAACAACTCTCCTACAATGAACGACTACGTGGATTTGTAACCGTAAAAAGGCTCGACAAATTGAAACTCGTAAAGTACAGCAACATCAATAACATTAGGAAGCACTTCTACTATTTCATTAGCGGTCATCAAATAACTAACTGCCAACTCTAATCCTGGTGTACTCAAGCCTGTATTTTGCACGAAACGAACATCAAGTTCAAGGGCTTTTTTCAACTGTTCTAACTTTTTTCTTCCTTCAGTAAATAGTTTTACTACCTAAAACATTTGCAGTTTGTTCAAAAATATGAATACAAGGTAATTCTCTAGTCCATGAACCCCACACCCCACCATTTCCTTCAAAAAATGCAGTATTGGCGAAAGCCGCTACTAGTCGTCTTTTCAATTCTACTGCAATAAGTTCTCGCTTGGCAATAATCATAAGGTTACTGCCTTAGCAACATCAAATTGTTTCATAATCTTGGGAACTTCTTTTTTAATGAACTCTTTTTGCGAGTTTTCAATCCAATGCAAACCTTTAAATGTCAAACTTCTAACTAACGTAAATTTAGCTACAATGTTTATTGGAGCTTTTTCACCAGGTTTAGCGTTAGCTTTTTTAGCTAATCTTTCAGCGAAATACAAAGTTCCTCTGACATCAGCTTTGACTTGTTGACGCTTGTCCAATCTAATAGTACTTGAAGAACGTTTACGAGGAGTAACAAAACTAAAAAGAGAATCTCCATGATCATCAAATTGCCATGGACTTTTATACGGAGCTTTATCAGCAAAAGGTACAGCTAAAAATTGATTGTCACCTGATGTGGCAAAAACAGTCCCACCATAATTCCACACTTTGAAGTATTTATGTGCTTCAGATTTTTTATCTACGCTTATTTTTAAATTTAAAGAATCTTTAGCTTTGGAAGCTGTGACTTTAATACCCTGATACAAACGACTATTTACACCAAAAATACCTGTAGCAGACAAATTTCTATGTACTGTGTTCAAAAGACTTTCTTTAAAAGTATTTCTTGCATCATTTAAAAATTTATTACCAAGCTCATCTGGCAACTGTTCAATTTTAGACGCAAGATGGTTTAAATCTGTAGCCTTACCACCAGAATTTAATTGAACCTTAACATTAATATTTTTCATGTTAGGCTGACTCGGCTGCGCCATAATACACGAATGGATCTAAAGACAACCGTGCTGACTCAACTAAAGGCTCCCCAACAGTGCTAGAAACTACACTATTTCCCGAAGAATTCATTTCTGCAACGCCTAACGTGGAGAGTCTGTTGTAATTTGCCACAGTTTGAAGTAAAAAGGCTTCATAAATTCTTGGCATTTCACTGAGTTCATAAAGACCACCATCGTACTCAACATAAATACTTACTGGCGCTTTTAAACCCAAGACTACAGTATTTAAAATCAAATCTCTTTCATTTCTTAACGTGTAATCTGTAGTAACCACTAACGCAGTACCTAATGAGGAATCTGTGATTTCTCCAGTGTACATGTCATCTATCAGATTAACAACAGTTACAGCTCTTACTGGTGAATTGCGTAAAGTTATTCGAGAGTCTTGATCGTAATAATATTCTTTAAAAGAGTCAAATGCCAAGTCTTTATTTAAATAACTTGTGATTTGACTATAAGCAGAACGAGCGCAGATATTAACTCTAGCATCAAAAGTCGCAATCGTGTTTGTTGCAAGATCCTGTATTTGCAACAGAACACAAGCTTCTTTGACAACATCTTCAATAAAAGAATCAATATCTGCAGACATTAGCTAAATCACTCCGTTTCAACTACTTTTTCTTCCACAACCGCAGTTTTGTTTTCTACGATGGGAGGAATAAACTTACGCGCCGAAACTTTGATCTCAGTATCTTCTACTGTTTTAACTAAGGCCATAATAGCCACACCAGGAATTGGTTTTTCGTCAACACCTAGCTTTCTTAGATCTTGTCCAAAACGAGCAACCCACTTGACACACTCAGTTTCCACGTAGGTGCCAACTGGAATATTCATGGAATTAGTACAATCCCACAAATTTCTACAACTCTGATACAGTGCCATAAAACCTCCAATGTGGAAAGCGGTTGGCTAAGAAACCAACCACTTCTCACTGATTAAGCCGCAGCAGTTTTGATCACTACACCAGTTTCTGGCAGAGCATACGCCATACCTTCACGCTGAAGAATACGCAGGAAAATCTTATCCTGAGTAAAACCAACATGCTCAGAACGAGCCATGGTCAACTGCTTGCGGTCGCCAATGTAGTAGTGCTTCATGTTGCCGAAGAACATAAACGCTTTGTCAGCACCACTAGAGGTAATACCGGGCATGGACTCAACAACTTCATACGGATAACCCCAAATCATGCCAGGCTGGTTATTCGCAGTAGGCTGCGCCCAAATGTAATTGCCTTGCAAATCTTTCTTCTGACGAAGAATGTTGAAAATGGTGCGATGCATGTAGAACTTAGCACCAGCAGACAGCGTATTGGTCTGCATAGTGGTGATGTTCGCCAGATCATCAGCAGTCACGTCAGTAAAAGCAGTCTTGGTCGCGGGCAGTGTGTACGTGCGCGTACCCGGATCAGCCAGAATGCCATTGAAAGGATCGCTGACAGCAACGCTACCAGTGAACACCACCCGATCCTCTTCCTTCGCAATCGCCTGAGCAAACAGAGTCGCCAGCAGATTAGCAATCGCTACGCTAGTATCATCCAAGAGTTCGCTGGTCATCGGCACTAATGCCGCCAGTTTCTTGATTGACATGCGGAACTCACCAAAGGTGGGCTGAGTGGTGGGGATGGACTGACCTTCACCGATCCAGTAAACCTGAACACCACCCGTCAATTTGGGCATCGTCAGTTCAATGGTGTTCATGGGGAACACTGTGCATTGTTGACGGGCAACGCCATACTGCTCAATCAGCGAGATCAAAGTATTGCGGTATTCGGTCTGAACCAGATAACCACCATCCGGGTCACGACCTTCAACCAAATCCTTGACCATGACATCATCTTTGTTGTAGATGCCCTTAACCAGCTGAACAAAACCTTTCGCAGCTTTGGCGCTCTGAAAACCAGCACCGGTACTTTCCAAAGAAGTGAAAACAGTGTTTTCAAGCATCTTCTGTTCTAATTCAGTAACCTTACTCTGTAAAGCCTTGACCAGAGTATCTTGGTTATGAAACATCGACAAGGCGTCCTTGATCGATTTCGAAAATTCATCGAACTGCTTAATCATTTCAACATCAGCCATGGCTAGATCCTCAAGCATTAACGCGATCAATATTAGAAAACAAAGCGTGTAAAGAACTCAATTTTTCAGCTAAAACTTTTGAGTCATCTTCATTCTCGACACTTTCACTTTCTGTAGATTCCTCTACAGATTCACTTTTCAAACTGGCTTCTACTGACTTCTGCATCTCATCAAACATACGTCCCAAAATGTTAAATCTAAGACGTACAGTCTCTTCAAGTTCCAGCACTAAAGTCTTAACTTCATCAAAACCTTTAGTTATCGTAACTAAAGATTTATCAGAAATCTCAGCGGTTTGAGCTTCATCTTCAGAATTTGTTTCAACTTCATCTTCAACAACAGTACTCAAGCCCAAACGAATCAAATCTAATTCTTCCGACGAATACTCTTTGTATTCAGGTACTTCTTTTCCAAAATCGGCGTAATGTTGGCACAAATGAGCGTAAATCTCTTTCGAATCTTCTTGCGAAGAATCAGCCAGCAAATCAGCCATAGCAGAAGTCAAACCTTTCCACACAGTTACCAATTCAGAATCTTTTACTGTGTGATGGCAAAAGCGGTAACTTACAAACTTATCCGCTTTATCTAAATCCACCCATCCAAAGCCTTTGGCAAACTGACCCCAATCCATTTTTTCCTTGTCGCCAGACTTGTCAGCACTAGCCCAAGCAACTAAACTTGCTTTAGCTTCTTGAAGATCCCAAGCTTCATCAATTACAGAATTCTTCAAGTACGGAACCACTTTGCTGATTTCCGAATCCGCACTTAAAGTTTCCATGAAGAATTTAAGATCGTGTTCTAATTTGGCGATGTTGTCCGACCACTGACGTTCTACAAAGCTCACCGCAGCTTTGCTATGTCCTTGATCAATAAACTTTCGCACAGCCACATCACGGGCGCGAAGCATCAGCGCATCTGGATTGGCCGGAATAGGAACTGGGCTGATTTCCAATAATTCCCATTTGGGGATAATTCCGTAAAGCTCACTGGTTTTGTGAGCCGAAAGGTCGTAAGATTCTTTCGTGCCATCAGGAAGATCGAACTCAACGGAAGAAACTTTCCAGTTGCCGTCACTATCCCGCAGGTCATAGCAATCAATATAAGACTTGGGAATGAAACCTACTGAAAAAGCATTCATAAAACCAGAAGTGTACAATTTTTCCAACTCTTTGCCATTCTCAGTATCGGCAAATTCAAAGTCGAATTGCACAGCTTCCTTAGTGATTCTGATATCTAAAACTTTACCAACCGGGTATTGTTTAGAATCATGAATACTTAACATGACTGGGTTTGATTTTCCAGAGTCATCACTAGCCAAAAAACGTGTAGTAATGCAACCTTTTGGAATCAGCACTTCTTTATGTCGATCAATAGACGCTGTACTGGCAATCGCAGAATAAATATTGCGACCTTCAGTGCTTTTTTTAGTAATCGCTGCTTTCTTAAATTCAAACTCACAAGAATGGTACATGGTCTGCTCCTAAATCTTTGATGTACTTTATGGTCTTTTACTGACGTTGTAAAGGGCTTCAGCAATCAAAACTACAATATTGTCGATATTTTTTTCCAACTCCAATTTCATCGACCTTGTAGGTTTGTTTAAAAGCATTTGCGGGAACTCTTTAAACACTTGTAGTGTTTCTTTAGAAGGTTGATGGTGTTGTTTAATGCAATCTTCTACAATATCTTCCCACAATTGAGGAATTGTAAAAGTGTTCTCCAAACTAACATTTTCCAGATAAAACTTCAACTTCCGTTCTAAAGTTTTTTTAAAACCATTATTATTATCCGGCTTAGGCTTGTCCGAAGGCTTCGGATTTCCCGGCTTTGTAGGCTTCGTGGGTTTCGTAGGTTTTTTTGGATCTTGACCAACACCCACTGCTGGATTAATAGCTGTAGGCTTCATCACGGGTTCCGGCTTTGGCTTTTCAAAGTCTTTGTCCGGTTCCATTGTTGGGCAATTCAAAATCTTAGCGATTTGAGAGGCTGAATAACCCATATCCTGATAAGTTTTAGCGGGAGCCGCTAATTCTATCGGATCTGGAGCTAAACCTTTAACTTGAGATAAGTCCCATTTCGCAGAAATGCCCGGAAAATCTTTATCCAGAATATTAAACTGAATCAATTCCAGAAGAAAATTCATCTTAGGTAATAAAGTGTGTTCCCAAAATATCCGAATTTGTTGGTTCTTGATCTAGCAAAGTGATGGATCGTATTTTCTGCCAAACTAAACCATCTGGTAATGGATGATTTTTAAAATTCATATCTTGACCATCACCAAACGATACCACGATGGCTGCAAGAAAATGAGTACCAAAATTAGTTTTGCGCATAGCAGAACTGACATTGTTGACGTGATAGCCAACCGAAATACAAAGATCTCTAATGTCATTCAACAATTCTAAATTGCACAAGCCAATTTGAACCCGTCCAAACTTATCGTAAGATCCGTCAGAATCAAAAATTCCTTTTAAAAAGGCTTTTTTCAATGGAGTGGTCAAGTCAAAGATCCAATTTGGTATTCTTTTAGTATGACTGTCACCATCTAACCCAAAATCATTAATCCATTGAGCCGCTAAACCAGAAGAAATACTAAAAGTGTACTTAGTTCTTCCAACATGTACTGTATTACCTCGTCCGTGTCCAAAATGACGCGAAGTTTTCCAAAATTGACGGGCTTCTTCCATGTAAGCGTCTTTATCTTCATCAGTGTCTGGAATAGCAATAGTCACGCTGACATTTGAATGGCAACCATCACCTAAATACAAACCCAATTGATGCATCCCACCTTCAGTAGCAATTTCACTATTTGGCAACAAATTTTTCCCATCAAATTCTGGAATATTGTTGACCACAGCAATGTATTGACCAACTCTTAATTCTTGTGCGTCAATCCATTCTTTTTTACGCGGATACGCCGGATTTGTACCAGGAGACAAACGATAAAACTTGTGTTCGGGACTGCATTTAACTGTCCGTGAACCCGTTTTAATCTGATAAATGTCTTTTACACCTGCTTCCCAACAATTAATCACTTTCGCGGGAACAATTGCATTTTCACCCATCGAAAGAGCAATATCTCCAGGCTCAATATCAATAATCGGCTTGGTTGATCCATTTTCCAGCGTAATTAAAGCATCACCTGTCAAGCAGTAGTTGGAGAACTCAAAGATACCAACAATTGACGGTGGAACCCCAAAAATAGCCAAAATTTCTTCACGATTCAGCTTTTTGCCGTTAATAAAGTCAATATCTT